CCTCAGCAAGATCAAGAGTTACAGCAGACGTTCCAAAATCATCAAATCTATATTTATTACCACCATCAGAAACAACTTTTACCGTATAAGTTTTGCCATCTGTATCGCCAGCGTTCCAGTTCCATGCAACGGAAGTTTGCCCATTTTGATTTATTGCTCCATGACCTCCAGCACTAAAACCATTGGCATCAAAAGATGTCAAGCCATTTGAAATAACATCTTCATCACCATTGTTGTTACTTTCTATACGATTAGTAGCACCGCGAACAGCGTCATATAGTTGATGGCTAGAATTATCACTTCTTTCTTTAGACCATACCCAATCAGGCTGAAAATCTAAACCAGTTATAGATTGAGTTCCTCCATTACCTGTGTAAAGCAAAGTATCAAAATGTTTTTTAGGTAGCAGTATTGTTGGGTCGGGTAAGTTTGCTGAATTTAGTGCTTTGAAATCTGTCGGTGGGGTATAATTAAATGCCTGTTGACCAAAGTTTATAGTGTAACTTGGATCTGCTGTTGAATTATCACCTAAACAGGGTATCCAAGTATTTCCTTTATCTGTGGGTAATGTAATTGTTGATCTTAATGTATTATTTTGATAAACTTTTAATTCATAAGCGGTCAAATCTAAAGCAAAACCAATAACATCATTATTTGAAAAACTTAAACCAGTTGTTACGTTTGTATTCCAATTAATTGTTCTATCACTTTTTCTTAAACCAACAGAATTATTCCAGATTAATTGATTTTCAGTATAATTTGAAGATATTTCATCAGTAGTTGTCCATCCAACAATATTATTACCCATAAATTGTGTCACTATTGCCTCGTAATACCATTTCCCAGTAGAAACAGCAAAAGTAGCCACTATATTGTCATAAGATCCTGTTCCAACATAAGCAAGATTACCATTTGAAACAGTACCTGAACCTCCTCCTAAATTTGAAGTTAGTGGATTTAAAGTACAGAAATTATTAGTTGGTGTATCTTCTACAGAATCATTACCAGCACCAGCACTTACAGAAAAATTATTTGGTGTGAAATTATTAGAGTTACCAGAAAAATCCTTGCCAAGTGTTGTTGCACTCGTTCCAGAATTATCTGCAAATTTAAGTCTAAATCCATTTGTTCCAAAAGTTAATCCTGATGTGTCAATAGGATTCCATTGTCCTGTTGTAGCGTCTGTCTCTCCAAAAGATGATGGTGTTAATTGTTGTCCATCAATAAAATTAACCTCTGCTAAATAACCATCAAACTTACTTGTATTATTAACTGATCTGCCAATATAGTGAACTGCTGTTGAATTTATATCAAGCTCTTTACTAGAACTAGGATATGAACTTGTATCAAAATCAGTTTGTTGTGTTCCATTAACATATATTTTTATACGATTTGATGATGTACTCTGAGTTGTGTCAACAGCTAATACAATATGATACCAAGCAGAAATATCTCGAAATCGTGCGGTTGTTGTTAAATTTACAGCTTCAGAACCTCCGTCTCTATGATTTATTTCTAATTTATCATCCCCATCAAAAGTAAAATAAGTTCTATTACTGGTGTCTGCACCAGCCTCAAATATTCTTTGAAATTCGTCTAAATTAGATGCTCTCTTTACCCAAGCTGATAATGTAAAAGTAGTCCTATTACTAGCACCGCTAGGAGTTCTATTTAAGTAAGCATTATCATCATCATTAAACCTTAAACTACGATCTACCGTAAAGGCACTATCAACAGCACTAGAAGCTCCAATTCTTATCGCATCATAAAAACCCATTACTTAACGTCCAATGAAACTGCACAATGTATAACATTGCTAGATAAAATTACATAATCTATTCGATCAACCGCAGAGGCAGTTGTTGTCAATGTCGGTGCTGTTCCTCCCACAAATTTAAATGCACTATTGAATGATGCTGTCCTAGATCCCGTTCCATCTTGTGTAATAAATATTGAACCAGCCTGACCTACTGCCTGATTACTTGGTGCTGCAAAGGTTCTGTTACCTCCCAGAGTTACTGAATGATGACAGGCTGTTGCCATATCTATGTTTATTGTTGACCCATCAGAAAGGGCTGTGATGTTTGCTGCAGCTCCTCCTGTAAGACTCACTCCACCCGAAGCTGTGGCAAATTTTGCTGAGTTATTGTGATAGATAGTGACAGCCCCATTTGCTACACAATCAACAGCATTTTCAGTATTATTAGCTTTTATAAAAACATTACTTGATTCAATATTTAAATCTCCAGTATTGTTGTCAACAAAACTGTGTGAACCATTATGAAAAATTTTTAAATCATCGCCTGTACCAAATCTTGCCTCTGCACTATCAGCAAATTCTAATGCGTTTTCTGATCTGTCAAAAACAACATCCCTTCCAGCAGTAGCACCATCAAAAGTTACATCCTCTTGAAATATATTCGTTGAAGTGAAAGTATTTGCAGCCGATAATCCAGCATGACCGAAGTTTGTAGCAGATACATCACCTAAAGTAACAAAAGCATTATTAGCAGAATTTCTAATTTTTAAGGTATTTCCATCAATATGTGGAACATAGGCTGCAACACCGATTGAGGGATCGCCAGAACCTTGATTTAATGTACTTAAAGCTGCAATTATCTGATTTAACTTTGTTCTTACAACAAGACCAGTACCATTATCAACGGTAAAACCTGATCCACCCGTATTATCGACTCTTGACATTTAATTTTCAGTAATTTCTTTTATTGTATCTGAATTATCCACCTTTACCAAAACCTATTGCAGTAAAGTTAAAGTTTCGATCTACAGAACTTCCAGAACTATTTTTAAAGTGAACTGTAAAACCAGTTCCAGTAATACTTGAAAGTTCAAAGAAATCACCAGAGGCCATATTAAATGCTGTAATTCCTATCGCTGGTGGATTTGAATTTGCACCTAGTAATGCACTCGTACCAGTAAAAAATGGACTGTTAAATGTTATTGCTTTTGCTCCTGCTCCAGAGGCAATAGTTGTTGTACTTTGTTCTGTTCTTCTTTGAAATTCTGCAAAATATCCAAGCTGACTAACTCTTATATCTTGGTTTGTATCCTGTGTTGTTAAAACACATTTAAATTTGAATGTTCTTCCTTTAAATGTACCATTAGCAAACTTTTGAAAACCAGAATAATTAGTTCCATCTTGAGAACTTTGAACAAAAACTTCTGCATTTGTATCAACAGAACCAGTTCCGTCAAAATCCTGTCTTGCATCTAAATCTGTTATTGAATCAAATAAATCTGTTGAATATACAGAGGCGGTTTGTATTATTTTTCTTAGATCAAGACTAAATACAGCACCTAAATCTAAAGTTTCATTAAATAAATATGTTCCTGTTGTTGATACTCCACCAATGTCATCAATAGAACTTTCTGAATCAATATCTGTACTGCTGTCAAAATTACCTGTACCAGATAAGCTTATTGCACCAGTTCCAGAATCAAAACCCACATTAGTTTTTGACCCTTGAAATGCTGGGCTGTCCTGATCTTCTCTCCTTGCCTGTACTAATAACTTAGGCTGTGCTTCTGGTAAATCTATAACAATAGAAGTTTCTCCTGTACTGAAGCGGTTTCCATCATCTTGTGCCTTAAGAATATATTCACCCTCTAAAAGCGGCACAACTTTTTCTGTTGATGCTCCACTCAAAGCAAGTACAAGGTCTGTTGCATCTGAAAAATTAGCAGTTCCATCTGTCTTAGGGCTGTGACGCACATGAATACGTCCTCCAGCACGAACATCTGAATCTGTTACAGCATCCCATCTTAGTCTGATTTCCTTATCTGAAATCGGTTCATAAGTTAAATTTGTAATATCAGATGGTGGGGCTGTTTTACCTACAGCAGAGAATGTTAAAGTTGCTGGATTTCTTGATGGTTCTCCTAAACCATTGAAACTAAATAATCTAAATTCATAACTTCCAGCCTCATTATTAACAATCTCAGCATAACTAGAAACTGTTTCTATCTTTGTGAAACTTCCATTATTAACTCTGTAATGAAGTTCATATCTTGCGGCTCCTGACTGTGTTTGCCAATCAAGTAATATTTTTGATACAGCTTTATTATTTATTAGTACAATTTGTTCTGTTGCCTGTAATCCCTCTGGTGGGTTTAAAACTTGAGTTAAACTACTGATATTTCTTGTCGGCAATGCCGTTCCATCTTCAACAAAAGCATATTTACCCTCATTATGTTCAAGTGCTGTAATAGAAAAAGTTAAATCTTCATTTTCACTTACTGAAACTACTTTCCATGTAGAAGTTTCTAATGTTGAATTTTCTAAGACATAAGGTGCATTTACATTTGGTGCTGTAGAAAATGCAGATGATACAGTTATTGTTTTGCCACTTACATTGCTTACAGTCTTAGTCTCAAGTGATCCATCTGGTAAAACTACAGATAAGGTTGGGTTTAAAGTAAGACTTGGAATATCTGTTGAATCTTCATCATCTAATACAACAACAGTCGTGCTTGTGACAGATGATAATAAACCACCTCTTCTAACCCCAGATTTTAAACTGTCTGAAATTTCAATAATATCCCCACATCTAACTAGAACACCAGCAGCCGAAGTAGTAGCAAAAGAACAAGTTTCTCCAGAATTTTGTTCATTGAATAGAAACCATCGCCCTAATCTTGCAGCTTGCCCCCTTGATGTACAGGCAAATGCTTTGATGTTTTTTGTTCGTACCCCATACTTGGTTTGTGTTGCTGCATCAGCTTCGACTGTTTCAATATCAAGTTCTTGTGTTGTCATGTCAAAATATTGAACATGAATAACTGTATGCCTTGTTTTTAAACTGGAACCGTTATAAACAAAACCATCTTCTGTAATATTTGAATTATTAAAAATATATTTTGTTGCCTGACCTTCGGCATCTTGCTTAATAGCTACAGTTCCATCCGCATAAAAAGCAATGGCTCTCATGGCACTGCACAAAGCGTTGATGACGTTGAAAGCCTCGTCTTGCTGTGTAATTGATACATTTACTGAAAAACGTGGCTCCGTAGATCCAGTTCCAGAACCATCGTCAACTAAACCTCCACAATATTCACTTACACTTTTAAAAGTAAATTTATCAAGAGAACTCTCTTCAATATCGCATCCATAACGATCATTAATTAGCAAATCATATAAAATCCAAGCTGGATCAGAACACCATTCCTTGTCAGCTTTAAATGTTCCATCCCAAGTACCAGCATAAGTAAGATTGCCATGTGTAGCATTTACTGAGGCATTTGACGGAATTTTTACTTTTATTCCTCTTATGCGGAAGCGTCTATTTGGGATTCTTGGAAATTTCTCTGCACTAAAACGCAAACCGACATGAGCCGTATTTGGATAAGCATTTTGAGTCATAATTATATTTGTTGCACTTGAAAATCTAAAAGCATTAACAGTTCTTGAATCTGTGCTATCTGCTGTTACTCTTTCAACTCTTATCTGAACAGGAAAGCTTGTACCAGCCTTTAAATTTATTAAATAATCTCTGTTATAAGCATTTGTTGACCGACCTTTTACTGTGTCATCAACTGCTGTTGTAGTTGTGCCATCATTTTCAATAATTTTTATTAATAAATTCACCTCTGTTCCATCAATACCACCCTCATTGTTAAAAACTTGCATTGATGGAAATTGAAGTGTAACCCTTACTGCGTTTATATTTGATTGACTAACAGTATGAGTTACTGGATTTGTTGTTGTAACAACAGTCCCAATTCCAATTTCTGTTTCAATGTTTTTTATACCAGAGATAAAAGTTTGATTTGCTGTGCCTTCTCTGAAATCAAAACCAACATCTTGAAAATTAAAATCACTATCATTCGGTGCTGTAACACTAGCAGCCGATTGTAATATTTGAGTTTGATTTAAGAAAATATCTTTTTTAAAACTGTTTATATAAGCTGTTGAAGTTTTATCTGTGATGCCATTTTTTGATGCTGTTGCACTTCCTTCTATTTCGCCCTCTGAAAGTAGCTCTACTATTGTATTAAATTGTTTTGAAGATAAAGCTCCACTTGGTAAGTCAGGATTAGAAAATGTTGTACTTTGATTAAATTCTTTTATAGACATTAGTTTGTACCCTCCACTTGAACTGTATCAATACCATTTGATACCACGATAGAACCAACCAAGATTTCACCATACGCTACATTAACTGGAATACCAGCTTGGCTGATATTAGTAAGCCCTGTAAATGAATAATTTGAAGCTAAAGCCGCAGGGTCAAGTGGATCTTGTCTTGATTGTTGATTTTGGTTCTCCTGATTATTTGAAATTAAATTATTAACCCCCCTAACTATTAAATCAGTTGCTACATAAGTTATTACATACTGAATAATTTTTTTCTTTACATATTTTGCAACAACATATTTTACGCCTGCAAATACTAGTCCAAATATGTTTCCATGAACAATTGGGATGATTTTTATATCTTGCTCAGTCTGCAGATGTATTGAATCTTGTGTAATTTTTTTATCTCCAACTTGAACACAATACATCTGGTTTGCCATTTTCTCCTCAAGACCCTTGAAATTACAAAACAAAAAACTAAAAGCCTGATGTGGTGAACTTACATCAGCCATAAATTCAGATTGACCTGTATATTTTCTTAAAACACCGTAAACTTTTATTTTTTTAAGCATTATCTTTTGGTGTAATTACAATCATTTTATCTAAGCCTGGGCAAACTAAATAAAAAGGTACTTGAATCGCATCACAACTAGAAATATCTGGTTCTGAAAATTGCAAAATGTTATTTGGATGACTATGGACTATCCCAACAACTTCTCCCTTATCTTCTCCATCTGCATAATCAAAAG